TCCCGAAAGAGGGACCTGCCCGCGTCTCGCTGATCGAGATGCGGCCCTCGGGGCAGGGGTACGGCTGGCTGGCCGACTGGCTGAATGTCCGCTACGACCGCGCCAGCTGTGTGGTCATTGACGGCCGCAACGGCGTGGACGTGCTGGTGGAGCGCATCCGCCCCATCTGGAAAGCGAAAAATTCCGTCATCCGCCCCGGCACGAAAGATGTGATCGCGGCGGTGGGCGGTTTTACCAACAGCGTGAACGAGCACAGCCTGACCTGGTATCGCCCCCAGACGGTGCTGAACGAGAGCGCGGTGACCGCCATCAAGCGGCCCATCGGCGGCGGGTACGGCTTTGGCGGTGACAACAGCCTGCCAGTGGAAGCCTGTGCCCTGGCCCTTTGGGGCGCAAAAACCTGCAAACGAGACCCGACACGCAAGATGCGCGTCGGGTAAAAGGAGCGAAGATGACCGACCTGCATTTTGGCAGCATCACGGGGCTGACCGTGGACGAGGAAAAGCAGCTGCACGCGCTGGCCGAGGTGTTCAACTACCACCAGCCCTACAATGAGACCAAAGACAAATACTAC